CTAATATTATCATATATTATTGGAGTAAGCCAAACTCTGAAAAGAACGGTAAAAATATGAAAAACCCCGTAGGAAGACCAACAAAATACGACCCATCAATGATAAATAAAGCAGTAGAGTATTTAAGTACTTGTGGTAGGAAACAAACTAAACTTCCAACCATTGAAGGCTTTGCAATTTATCTTGGAGTACATCGTGATACATTATATGAATGGGCTAAATTTTATAAAGAATTTTCCGACACTTTAAAAGAAATTGAGATGCTTCAGAAGGAACAATTAATCAATGATGGTATATATGGTGGGAAAGAAGTTAATGCAGTAATTGTTAAATTATTGTTAATGACTAATCACGGAATGAAAGAAAGAAGTGATGCCACAAGTGATGATGAAAAGATACAAGGATTAGTTATTATTAAAGATGGAAGTGAAACTAAATAAATGGCAGACAGAAGTTTGGAATGATAATCACCGATTTAAAGTAGTTTGTAGCGGTAGAAGGTCTGGTAAGTCAGTATTTGCACAACTTACAGTTATTCATTGGGCTTCTAAAGAGGTAGGCGATTATTATATTGTAGCTCCAACCTACAGACAGGCAAAAGAGATACATTGGCGAGGTATACAGCACTTCATTCCACAAGATATTATTCAAGCTAAAAATGAAACAGAGTTATCTATTACTTTTAAAAACGGAAGCAGAATCTCTTTAAAAGGAGCAGATAATCCCGATGCGTTAAGAGGAGTTAAGTTAAAAGGTCTTATTATTGATGAGATAGCTTCAATGAGGAATTGGGATTGGATTTGGAAAGAGGTATTAAGACAAACATTAGTTGATTACAAAGCGCCTGTTATATTTATCTCAACTCCTAAAGGGTATAATCATTTCTACGATTTATTTGAGGAAGGACAAAAAGAGGGAGATTATAAGTCGTGGCATTTTACTACTTATGATAATCCTTATGTTCCACATGAGGAGATAGAAAAAGCAAAACAAGAGTTAACAGAGGATACATTTGCACAGGAGTATTTAGCAGACTTTAGACGATTTACAGGTCTTGCTCTTACTCAATTTAATAGAGAGATACACTTGATTGATAAGTTTGAAGTTCCAACGGAGTGGCAAAGAGCAAGAGGGTTTGATTATGGTTCTAAAGACCCTACCGCATCACTTAGAGTAGCGATAGATAATGATGATAATTGGTTTGTTGAGAGATGTTATAAACAGTTAAAATTTACTATTAAAGAACACGCAACAACTATTCTTGCTCAGGATTATGGATTAGGATTTATGCCTATCTATGGCGACCCTAGTGGCGACCAGTGGGAATTGGAGTTTAAACAACACGGAGTAAATATAACTCCTGCAGTTAAAGAGATGGGACAGAATGCTCAAGGTTATGTTGCGTTTACAATAGAGGCAATAAATGAACGATTAAAACCGATACCAGGACATACAGTTAATTTACCCGATGGCAAAGTGATAGAAAATGCGCCAAGACTTTTCTTCTTAAATACTCCTGAGGTTATGTTAGCAGTTAAAGAAGCAGAACTTTTAAAATGGAAAGAAACAGCACAAGGACAGATACTACCTATATTAGATGAGTATATTGATCCAGACGGACATTGTGATTTAATGGCTTGTTTAAGATATTTAGCAGTCAGTCATAAAAAACAAGAGCCGATTAATTTTAATGTAGACCCAGGCGGAGTACAACCATTTATAGAGGGTATTGGATAAAACTTGCTAATAACTAATTTTATGTATTAATCTTTAAATATGGAAATAGAAGATAATTTAGAGCTTCAGATGCTTGTAAATAATAAGCACGATGGATTTAAGTATCGTGAAAGACGTGAGGAAGATTGGAAAGAGAATTATGAGTTATACAGAGATGAAGTTCAAATAAACCGCTTAACACAACGTCAAAGTGTAAACATTCCTTTGATGAAGACTACTTTAAGAACTGTTCTAAAAGATATAGATGATATGCCTGTAATCTTTTTAGAGAATTTAGATAATGATAAACAAGCAGAACTGTTACAAAATGAGTATTGGGAGTATACTCTTGAACAGAATAACGCAGAACTTCAGGATATTGTAGATAAAAAACAAGACTTCTTCTTTGGAAGAACATTTGACTCATGGCAGGTTGAAGATGGCCGTATTGTTTTCGACATCGAAGACCCAGAGGACATCCTCGTTGCAAGGTTTATTAATCCCTACGACTTGGAGTCCTCTAGGTTTTTAATCCATTTACACATCTTCAAACCGCTTAGCAGTCTTAAAAAGAACCCTGATTATGATCAAAAAGAGGTTGCTAAGATAGAAGAGTTCTTTAAATCTAAGTTAGGTATTGTAAAAGCAAAAGATAATGAGAACTCATTACAAAAGAAAAATGAGAAGTTAGCAGAAATGGGAGTAGAAGAAACTGATGATCCGATGTTAGGAGAGACTTATGTTGAGTTAACAATGCACTTTGTATTTAGACCAGAAGGAGAAGAGTGGACTGACAGAGAGGGTAAGAAACATAAGACAGATGAAGAGCAAATCTTTGTTTATGTAGAAGCGGAAGAACAGACTATCTTAATGAAGAAACCTCAAGAGTATATTATCGGTAAGACTAAAGATAATTATTGGAGAAATCACTACAGATATAATACTTGGGGAGATGATATAGATAAACAGGACTTTTGGACAGATGGATTAGCAGATATTGTAAGAACACCTAATAAGGTACAAAATGCTTGGTTTAGTCAATTAGTAGAGAATAGAACGCTTAGAAACTTTGGTATGCATTATTACGATGCAACGCTTAGTGCGGAAGGATTTGTACCAGGAACATTTAATCCTACTCCTGGCGGTTGGTATCCATTACCAGGTAAACCAGCCGATGTAATGAAAAAGGTAGATATCCCAGACCTTTCAGAGTCTTTAGATGAGATGAACTTCTTAACAGATGTAGTACAAAGAGCTACTGGTTCAACTGATACACAACAGGGAATAGAAACTAAAGGACAAACTACACTAGGAGAGGTACAATTAGCGCAAGCAGAGGCAAAGGCAAGAACTCAAGGTATGTCTAAGTTCTATACTAAAGCGTGGAAAGATAGAGCTACTAAGTTCTTAAAGTTAATAGAAGCGGCACATGATAGATTAGATACTATTACGATATACAAAGAGGGTAAAAATACAGATGAAGTATTTTCAAGAGAGATATCTCCTAAAGATTGGATGACAAAAGCAGGATATAGAGTTAAAGTATGGTCTCAGGATGAGAAGAAAGCTAACGACTCAGACTCACTTAATAAAGCGATGTTGATATTAAATATTATGCCTGGTAATCCAAAATTATTAGAGGTTATACAAAGAAAAGGATTAGAGTTAGCAGATTTGACACCACAGGAAATAACAGATATAATGGAGTTTGAAAAGCAGAAAACACTTATGGGAATACCACCTATAGTACCAAATGCGCCACAACCACAACAACAGCCTAATCAACCAATGATATGAGTTTAATAGATGATTTATTAAAACAATCGGGGTTAAAATACGAAGAGTTAAAAGTTCCTGAGAAAGAACAGCTTAATGTTTGGGTAAATGAAATTCAAAAGTCTCAACTTAGTGTAGAAAAGATTAGAGTATACATTTCATCAATGAGAGAAGCTGTTGAGAAAGAGTTAACAAAGCACGACTTAGACTCAAAACAAGATCTATTTTTAAAAGCAAGACTAAGAAACTACATATTACTTGAAGCATTTTTAAGCACACCTCAAAAAGCTAAAGAACAGGTAGAAAATTTAATTACCAGTATGATAAAGAAGTAATATGCCCTTTCGCAGTAAGAAACAACGTAAGTTTTTATATGCAAAGAAACCAAAGATTGCTAAACGCTGGGCTAAAAAGTACGGAAATAAAATAAAAACTTGACAAGGACTAAAATCATTTACTATTATTAATATGTACCAGACCAAACTCTAGTATTAGAACGGAAATATGGTAAAAAATACAGATAAACCACCTACAGAAGATGAACTCAAGGCAAAAGAAAAAGAAGCTATTGAGGCCGCAGAAGAAATTGAAGATAAGGAATTACTTGATAGAGAAGCTTTAGAAAAACCAAAGGCTGAGGAACCTAAAGAAGATGAGAATACTGAAGTGGATGCAACATCAAATGAAGAAGGAGAAGATAAGGAAGAAGAGGTTGTTGAAACTGAAATTGAAGAACCTGTAGAAGAACCTCAAGCAGAACCATCTAAAGAACGATTTAAAAGACAATTTAAAGCATCGTCTCGCCAAAATCAGAAAGTTGAAGCTAAAAATAGAGTACTTAATAAAGCGTTAGCAGATGCAGAGGATGTTCAAGAACCTACAGAAGATGAGTTAGTACAGGAGTTTTCAGATTGGGATGTAATGAGTGATAATGAGAGAAAACTTGCAAAAGAAGCAGTTATTAATAGAAGATGGAGAGAAACAATATCACAAGCTAAAAATCAAGCAAAAAAGATTGAGAAATGGAATGAAGAAGTAGAAGAGTATATAAATGATCCTAAAGTTTTAAACGATAAACCAGAATTAGAGGGTAAAGAGAATGATTTTATAGAATTTGCTACTAAAGATGAGAATAATAATGTACCTATGAATATTCTAGTATCAGCATTTCTACACGATTACTCTACTACTAAGAAAGTAAATAAAGGTAGAATGTTTGAAAAAGGCGCTGGCGGAGAAAAAGAAAGAATAGAACCAAAAGGGGATACTATTAATTTAGAAGAAGCGGAAAGATTGAGAAAGACAGATTATCCAAAATATAAGGAAAAATTGATAGCTGGAAAGATAAAAATTGACCTTTAGCCTCAAATTTTGGTACTTGACAAGAACTAATATCATTTATTATTATTAATACTAGATAACTTCCTAACCTCCTCGGAGACGGTAAAAGAAATCTACAAACTTTTATTATGGCTCAAGATTACGGAACAAAATTAGCAGAGGGATTTTCAAGCAAAGTCATGCAGTTCGTGTATGACAATAACTTGATTAATCAGATTGTTAATAGAAACTTTGAAGGAGAAATAAACGGAATAGGTTCAAAACTCAATATCCTCGACTTTGCAAAACTTTCAGAAAAAACTTATGAAAATGCCGCTTTAACAGCAGACTCACTAGAAGAAAATAATGGACAATTAATTATAGATCAGTACAAATCATTCTATTGGAAAGAGAAAACACTCGCAAAATGGCTATCATATATTAAAAATCCACATCCATATATTGTAACTCAAGTTGGAAATGAGAGATCAAAGAATATGGATACCTATGTACTAGGTCTTTATGGAGATGTAGGCGCAGGAAACAGAGTTGGAACTGATTATGATACTGGAACAGTTGAAGTTACAGCTACTACAGGAGCAGTTACAGGCTCAGCTACTACATTTACTTCAGCAATGGTAGGAAAAGGATTTAAAGCAGAAGGACATACAACTTGGTATAGAGTAAAGACATTTACAAATACAACTTCAATAGTTATTGAAGATGATCTAGATGATGAAACTTCAGCCTATACAGGTGGAGCAATCGCAGCAGGAGCAACTTATGTAGTAGAAGCGGCAACAGTACTTACAGTTACTTCAGCAAATATATTATCAACTGTAGCTAAAGCAAAACAGATACTTGATCTAGCAGAGAAAAATGGTTATTCAGCAGTACCAGATACAGACAGATTCTTAATTGCGCCACCTGAGTTCTTCACAACTTTAACTCAAGGAACTGGAATTGCCCTACACGTTGATGAAGTCTATCAAGATTTAGTTAAAAAGGGCTTTATGGGTACACTACAAGGATTTAAGCTCTTTATGTCTAATAGACTTACAGGAGACAATACAGACGGGTATCACTTAATTGCAGGACATCAGAATTGGTGTACATTTGCAGAGAAAGTCCTAGATGCAAGAATGGAAGAAGATTTAATTGGAGATTTTGGAACAGCATATAAAGACCTTTTCGTTTATGGAGCAAAGGTTAAGGATATTAATAGACATCAAGCAGTTGAGATATTTGCAAAGTTCTCTTAAAATTAAATAATTAAGGGTAGAGTATATTAAAGCCTAAAGTTTTAATAAAGCCTAAAGTTTTATACAACATTAGGCATTTAAAACAAAAGGCTTTTTTTGATATATGGCAAGTTTTGGAATAAAAGAAAATTTACCAAGGGAAACAAGAGATGAACTCACTAGGATTGAGGCTATTGATAGTGGTTTAAGAAGTACAGGAGAGACAGCATTCTTAACAGCGCTTGCTCCTTATAGAACTAATCGTATATTAAGATGGGATACAACTTTAAATACAGGTATTCAAACAGAAACTCACGCTTCAGGCGATCTTATATTAGAAGCAGAGGGAAATACTTTACCTACTGGATATTCAGGGTTTAAACAAGGCGCTATTTTCTATGATCTAGATAAAAATGGAAATAATATATATGTTAATACAGGAGATAGTAATTATGCTGTATGGAATCAACCAATGGAGACTGAAATAGCATCAGGTTCTGCATCAGGTAGTGCTTCTTCTTCAGCAAGTGCTTCTAGATCAGTTAGCCCATCAGCATCTAGTTCTGCATCTGGCTCTGCATCTGGCTCTAAGAGTGCAAGTGCAAGCGGTAGTGCCTCAGGTTCTGCCTCAGGCAGTGCGTCTATATCTTTAAGTCCTTCGGCCTCTGGTAGTGCTTCGGGTAGTGCTTCTGGTAGTGCTTCGGGTAGTGCTTCTGGATCATCATCTGGTAGTTCTAGTGTATCAGCATCGGTTAGTCCATCAGCATCAGGCTCATCTAGTGCTTCTAAATCTGCTAGTCCATCAGGCTCTGCTAGCCCTTCAGCTTCAGGTAGTGCTTCAGGCTCTAAATCTGCGAGTCCATCAGCAAGCCAAAGTCCATCATCTTCAGTATCTACTAGTCAGAGTCCTTCAGCTTCTGCATCTAAGAGTAATTCAGCCAGTGCGTCTAGATCAGCTTCTGCTTCAAGAAGTCCATCTAAGAGTGCTTCCAAGAGTGCATCTAAATCTTATAGCCCATCAGGAAGTGCAAGTCCATCAGGTTCAACTTCAAAATCTGTAAGTGCGTCTTACAGTCCATCAGCATCACTTTCGCCATCAGCTAGTGCAAGTCCAAGTAGTTCAGTATCATTCCCTTAAACTATGGAAGAA